ACCCTCACCCCGACACCGACGCGCCGCCCCAGGTCGCACCACAGCTACACCCTCATCTGTGAAGAGCCTGGTATCTTCCGTGGACGTCACGGGGCTTCCGAGACCGTCCGAACCGTAGACGAGGTCCGGCTCGCCGTTAGCTACGTGGGAGCCGGTATAGGTTTCCGCCTCCTCCGTTGCTGGTTCAGCGCTCGGGGCGGTATCGACCAACGGCGTGGAGGCTCCGGCAGGCACCTGGGCGCTGGCCTTCGGTGTGTTCGTGAACGCCGTGAAGCCGAACGCCGTACCCAGGAAAGCGTAGACCGCCAAGGTCACGACCAGCCATACGGGCGGTTCATAGCCGGCGGAAGAATAGCCGACCTGGACCGCGCCGATTGCTACACCCAGGAAACCGTAGACGAGGTAGATGGTCTTGCGGACGCTGGCGGGGATCGCCTCGACAAAATTGTTTTCCATGGTTCTCCTTAGAAGTCGTAGGTGTTCTTGGTGATCTTGTCCCACCAGTCCTTGCGGGCCTTACCCGCCTCAGCTTCGGGGTAGCCGGTGACCCATTCCTCCTTGCCCTTAGCGTTACGGACCCACCGTCCGTACGCCTTGCGTAGAAGCGGCCCGAAGTCGCCGTCACCGAGCACGCCGGGAATGCCGACCTTGAACTGATCGAACAGCACGCGGATCATCTTCTTGGAGTTCCAGGTGTTCCGGTCGATAGCCTTCAGTAGTTGGACGACGCCTCGTTCTTCCGTGCCGGGCTTGCCCGAGTAGCTAAACGCCCCGAAGATGCCGCCACGGGTGATCTTGGTGTCTTCCTTGATGATGCGCAGTTCGCGCATGATGTCGTCGTATTCCTTGCTCGTGAGACTCAGCCCCTTCGATAGTGCCGCTGTGGCGGTTTTGGTGGTGGCCCCGAATGGTGGCCGGTAGATGGTGACAGCCGGTTGTAAGGCGTCGTTCCATAGCTGGTCGTTGTTATCGACCACGATGCTGTTTCGCGTGTACTGACAGTTGATGATGTTGTCGGCGTCGATGAAGATTCCGGTGTGCCCGAATGCCCCAGAGGATGCTCCACGGGTACCCCAGATAAAGACGTCGCCGCGTTGGGTTTTGTACTCGCCGTCGACGACCGACAGTTGTGTCCATCCGCGAGACTCGAGATCACCGAACAGAGTTTCCGTGTTGCCCATCGACCCTTCTGGGAGGAAACCGCCAGCGGTGAGCGCGAAGTACACCGACGAGGAGCAGTCATAGGAGTACGGGCCCATGCGGTAATCCATCGAATAGGTGACCTGGCCTTCCCGGTCACGCATCCACTGGATCGCGGCCTCCATATTCCCCGACGATGCCGAAGGCCCAGCGGGGCTAGTGCCGCCCCCGTTGACCTGCTCAACGATCCAGTCGATTTTGTCGGCATACCGACCGGGACAAGCCGTCGAGGACCAGTCCATATGGCGATAGATGTCCAAGGGCCCGTAAACGGACTCGAGCCATTGGATGAATTCGACCAGGGTTCGCAGGTCTCCGTCGGTCATTTCCGGGTGGCATTCTATGCCGATGGTGGTGGCGTTGCCTTCTGCGCTTCCGGCGTGCCAGGCAGCGTGCTCCGGGGACACCAGGCAGTACACAAGGCCGTCTTGTAGTGCGAAGTGCGCGGACGTGTTACCGCCTGGGCGGCAGAGATATGAGCTGATCCCGTCGATGTTTTGTCCGTCCACGCCCCAGTGATGGATCGTCACACCCTTGATCGTCCGTGGCATCCCGTAGGTTGCCGCGACTGCTGAACTGGGTGTGTAGTTCGGCGAGTTGTATTTACTTTCGTTCAGTGTGTAGCTCACGCATGATCCTCCTTAAAAAGGAAAGGCACCCGGATAGGGTGCCATTGTTTGTCCTCTAGTGCCGGTCGAATATGTCGTCCAACTCCGCCGGTCGCTCATGCTGTTTACCGGTCAGGCCCGTGATCTTCTGCTCCAACCTGCGGGCGTAATCGACGACCTGCCGCATCCTCGACCACAAGTCGTCCACCTTCTCCTTCAAGGAACGGATTTCGGCTTTCTGCGCGTCACGGTCTCCCTTCAACGCGGCCACCTCAGCTTCCAAGGCGTCGCTGATCTGGCGCTGCTTCTCCATGCGATCGCCGATGTATTTCAGATCATCACGAAGCAACTGGTCCGGGTCCGACTTCTTCGGTTTCAGGCCAAGCCACGCAACGATGATCGCCACGACACCGGGGATGAGGTAAGGCGCGAGTTCGTCCATCATCCGTCCCGCCTTATCATCTTGTGCGCCGCCGTATTCGCCGCTGTGCGCCTCTCGTCAATCTCACGGGATAGGTAGAACATCCCCAGCGCTACCAGCCCGTTACCGCCGTACAGGGCCGCGCTCATCCAACCCCGATCGGCCTTCGGACCGATGTCGTAAACCCACGCTCCGACGTACCCCCCGGCCCAAGTCAGCATCAAGAAAACAAACCATAAGACCGCGATGGACCCCCGCCCCCGGACAATCCCGACGATCGCGAGCAGCGCCCCGACCGCCCATAGGACGATGTACAGCCACAGGAGCGACCCTCCGTCCGTGAGGAACAGCGGCCCGGAGGACTCGTATGGTTTCCCGTTGATCGGGGAATAGGCGATCACTCTGGTCAGGCTGACAATGAGGACTCCGAAGCAGACAATCCGTTGCCCTAAATATCGGCTCATCCTGATCACTACTTCTTCAACGAGGCGATGGCGTGCCGTAGGTGGTCATCCGTCACCGATGCCGGGTCCTTGCCGGGTGTTTTCAACGCCGCTAGGGCTTGCCGGTAGGTTGAATCGGCGTATTCGTAGACGCTCGCTACGGTGTCCCCCGCATCGCTGACCGGTGCGCAGGCCAGTTGGTAGGAATTGCTGAGGACAAACGATTGCGGGTCCGTGATGCCCTGCTCGGCCGCGATTGCGACGAATCGTTCTTGGAGTTCGCGGTCTTGGGCGGCGGTGATGATTGCGTTAGATGTTGCCATGTTGTCCTCCTAGACCGGCATTCCGTTAGACGGTGTGTATTCGGCGGGGATGTCGCCCTCGCCTTCCCCGGTGACCTCGGACTCGTTTTCTTTTGGTGCTTCGGGTTCACCTAGTCGGATCGTCCCGGCCTTCACGTTGAGTCTGAGGTTCGTTGCCCGTAGCTGGGCGTTCTCCTGCTCCAAGAACGCGATCAACGCGTCCTTCTCACTCTCGGTCAATTCCATCCTTTTATCCCCTTAATATCGTTGGACGATGCCCGTATTAACGGCCATCCACTTGATCCACGTGGCCCCGGTTGCACGCCCGGAAATGTTCTTCACGATCCCCTTGAACCCCGTGGCAGACGATGAGCCGAACCCGGTGGCGACCTCGTTGTTATTGACCGTGACCACCTGCATGAACACCATGACTTCCGTGGACGCGCCCTCGGTGATGTTCGGCATGGCTTGGGCGAACTTCACGTCGAAGCTGATCCATTTATCGGCGGCCATGCCGTCGGGTGCGGATAGCACGCCGAACTTCATTGCGGAGCCGGTCACGATTCGCGATTCGAAAGCGATACCTTTCACCCCGGCCCCAAGAATGATCAGCGGGTCCGTGCTCGTGCGTTTGGAATTCAGGGTGGAACCTAAATATAGGTTTGCGTCAGCGACGCTAGTTCCCTTGTCATACCAAATCGCCCCGTGCTGATTCCCCGTCGTGGACGTGTTGTTGGGGAACAGGTCAATAGCCGCCGCGTTAGCCGACGAAGAGATAATTACTCCAGCCTCATTCGTGGCGTTCGTTCGTAGGTTCCCAATCAGCGTGTTGTTTTTGCCGTTGATATCAATCGTCAACCGCCCGGTTTCGTCGTAACCTTTCACGCCGCCCGAGTTGATCTTGATACCCCGGTTAGATGCCGTATCGGTTTGCAAAGACCCAGACGTGACCAGCTTCGCGCCCAATGACTGGACATTGATCCGGTCCGCCACCAACTCGGGAGTGACCAACGATTCCACCACCGTGGCCCGGTTCAGGATCGCATCATCCGTCACCACAAGCTTCTTGGCGGCAACACTCATAGCGTCCACCACAGCAGCAGACATCTGCTCCGTGACATTCAACTGCGCAACGTCAACCGTGCCGGTGAGGATCGCGTCACGCCCGACGATGAGGCGCCGGGAGTTGATCTGGCCCGCCGCCGTCGTGCCGATAGCCTCCGGGGTCGTGTCTGCTTCCACGGCGGCGATGCGATCCTTAGCCGCGTTGATATTGCTTTCGGCTTCCGCAAGGTCCGCCGTGGCCTCAGCAATAGCCTGCTTCCCCTCAGTGATGCGCCGGTCATAATCCGCCACCGCGTCACCATCCCACCGGAGGGCTTGGCCCGTGCTGGTGGTGTAATCAATGCCCTCTTCCGCCGTGGCGGCCTTCTGACCGAAGGGGCGGGTGTGAAGCGTTTGTGCTTGGTTGAGGATGTTGCGGAGCGTGTCCGTCGAATCCGCCTTCAAATTTTGCCTTAACACCATAGGGTCCCTACCTCCACTCCCCTGCTCGTGTCATCCCCACGCGTCCTCCTGAAACTCGAGGTTGACCTTCTCATCCAAATTCCCCGACAACTTCAACAACCGCATCGGCCACCGCCCCGACGGGAACGTGAGGAACCCAGCAATATTGACCATCCCGGTGTCTCCCACATGGAAAGACCCGAGCGGGTACTTCTTCGAGTCAGCGCGGGTACTGAAGGAAACTTGCTGGACGATGCGCTGGGATGCGGCGATCTCCCCGCGAGCCTTAGCCAACAACTTCTCGTCGTTGCCCTGGTCCGAGTCCGAGATGACCCGTTCCCGAAAAGGCATCCACTTCGACAGCGAGGACAGGTCATCGGCGTATTGCCGCGCCACAGCTTCGCCTTCGCCCGAACCGGTGACCCACACCCGGTTCGCGAGCATGGACGCGTCACTGGTGACTTGCGGGTCAGTGATCGACGGGTTCGGGCCGGTCAGGTCAAAGTCCGGCGTCCAGGTTTGGATAATTGGCGGCCGCTTCTCCGTGCCGTGGACCATGGACCACTGGATCCGCTGCTCCGTCTCGTCGACCCATTCCGGGCGGAACATGATATCCGGGCCGTTGATGACTTCGCTGATCTCGGTGAGGCGTTTGTCGACGTTGTTGTTCGCCAAGTTCCATTGTTCGTAGGTCCGTTGGTGATCGGCGTCGTCAGTGAATTCCTGGTCCGGGGACCCGTGGACGATCGGTAGCAGCCCGCCAGGTTTCTCGGACATGGTTTCCTCGACGATGCGCCAAGCGATCGACCCCAGCGACAGGCCCCGGTATTTCTTGTCTCGGGTGATGTTCCTGGACTTGAGGACGTCCCGTATGCCGGCGAAGTCGAAGGACACCTCGTCTCCCTTGTCGGTCGGCCACCCCTGGATCGGTCCCGCGACGATGGGGAGGTTCCGTCCGAACGGGTCCTGATAGGTGAGCAGGATGCCGCCGGCGTCGGGGTACCACCAGGCCGGGTCCACTTTGGCCAGGTCTTTGGCTTTGACGGTGAGGGAGCAGCTTTCGGTTTTGTTGAGCTCAATCGACCACGACAACGCGGTCGGCTCAATCCGGGCCCCTTTTTCGCCGGTGACCGTGCGGATGAAGAACACCTGGTAGTTGCTCATAGGTTCGCGGCTCCGTGATCCATCACCACGAGCGTGTCGCCGGGATACTGGTCGGCCCCGCCTGCCCGGACCTGCCAGTCCTCGTAGCCCGATTTCCATTGGACGGTGTAGCGGATGGTGTTGACCGGCTGTTGAATCAGCACGGGCACGCTAAACGTCTTGGCTTCCCAGAACCGGTTGAAGACCCGCTCAAAGGTGGCGACGACTTTGTCGTTGATATAGATCTTGTAGATCACGGAGCCGGTGGCCTCGAACGGGGACCTGTCGGCGGCGCTGATGCATGAGGTCAGGTGAACCATCATGTCCCGGTCCGTCGGTGCGACACCGTCGGTCATGGCCCCGAAGAACAGCCGCTCTGGCCCACGGGAGACCAGCTGTTTGCCGGTGTGTGGTGTGGAATCGTTGTCGGTGATTTTGGCGACTTGCCCGTATTGAGCTCCGGCTTGGCGGGTGTAGATCCGGTTGGCGCGGTCGATCGCTTCGGAGGTGTTCTTTGTGGTGTTCGCTGGGACTTCGTAGTCGGCCAGGAGGAAGGACCGGGGCGGCAGGGATCCAGTGGTGATCCCGACGTAGGCGTCGTTGGAGCCGTCGGCCTCTATCGTTTGTTGTTTGACGAAGACCTTGTCCCTGCGTGCGGTCACGCCGGGGTTTTGTTCGGTGGGCAGGGTGGTCCTGGGGACGGGCACGATCACTTTTTCGTCGCCGCCCCAGTCCATGACCACGGATCCGTCGAAGACCTGGTAACTCATGGCGGTGCTGGAGCGTGCAACGGCGGCTCCGGAGATGATGCCGGGGGTGCGGTAGACCGAGCCGATGGTGCGGCGCAGGTCTTGGGCGGTGGTGCCTTTGCCAGTTTGGTCGATGTCGAGGCCGAGCGCGGTAGCCATAACGGGGTGCTCCTAGAGGTAGGTGTCGCGGTGGATGGTTTCGAGGTGTCCGTCGCCGGGTTGAAAGGAGTCGATCGTGTACGAGTTGGTGGCTCCTGGTTCGATGGAGAACCATTCGCGACGGGAGGCCCGCCCGGATTGGTCGTACCCGTTTTGGATGATGCTTCCGTCGGCGGTGTCGATTTCGACGGGGCTGTTGGTGAAGACGGGGACGGGGTATTCGATGACTCTTCGGTGGGCGTCGGTGATTTTGAATCCGGAGGGGAAGTTCCCGACGGCACGGAATTTGGGGTATGCGGTGGCGTTGCCTTGGTTTTGGATGACGGCGCGGACGTTCGGGTTCGGTTTCCCGAACGAGATCACACCTTCTGTACCGCCCATGGTGGTTCCAAACAACGGGTACCGTAGGCCGGTGTTCGAACCGGCCGGATACGTCACGAACCGTTGCTCGGTTCCGTACAGGAACGGGTCGGCAGCTATCAGCGGGATTTGGAATTCCAACGTGTCAAGGTCGTAATACGTCGGCTTGATCGCACCGTCAAGCTTCACCATGGCAGTCAGCTCCGGCATCGTCTCCGTCCGATACGTCAAAGTCCCGAACTCCCCATCACCGAGCACCCCGGAGATGAACCGTTCAGCGATAGAACGGTCCCGCTCGGACCCAAAGAACAGGTACCCTTCCAGGTTCAGCACCCGGCCGGTGCGCAACGACGGCGCCGGGAACAGGCCGTGGGACAAGGTCCGCTGAGTGTTCTCGGCGTGCACATCCACGCCGCCAACCCACCCGTCGAGTTCCTTGACCCACGCCTGATAGTCCGCACCGAACTCCTCATGGTTCGTCAACACCAAACTCAGGTTCTCGCCCCACCGCAGCTTCGCTGTTCGAGGCAACCGCCCGTCGATCGTGTCCCAGCTGGTCATCGCAACAACCCGGCCTTCCTGAATTCGTGTGCTTGCTGTTCAAAGACCCGTTGAGCCATATGCTCCGGGGTCCGTTCGGGCCGCTCTTGCACGGTCATGTGCGTCTCAAAGCGGGTGCCGGTGTCGTTGGCCCGGACGTGCTCCACCAGCTGGTGAACATCGGACCATTGCGGGTTCGACAGCACCGCATCCGGTTTCCTGGTCCGGTGCTGCACCAGCTGCGCCTGCCCGGTGTTGTGCAACCATCCGCCGCCGTCGTACAGCGTGGAGGTGACCCGGCCGCCCTTCGCGTATCCTGACCCGTGCCCGATCGCTCCGAGCATGCCTTGGATGCCGTAGCGGGCCTTGGCATAGTTCATGCCAGCAAACAGCGACGCCATCGGGTCGAACCGGTTGTTCGGCAGGCTCTTGGACCGGTACGCCGCGAACGTGGCCGGGATAACCTGGACCAGACCAGCGGCCTCATTCCCGCCGGAGTTGACGTCGATGATGCCCTGCTTCGCGTTCGGGTTACCCCCGGATTCGGTTTGGATTTGCCGGATCCATGCACTGACATAGTCGTCGCTGGTGGGCAGCCCGACCATCTTCAAAGCGTCCTTAACCTGCGGCCGCCAAGCCTCAGCAGCCTTGGAAGCAGACACGTTCCCGTCGTCGGAACCTCCCCCACCGAACATGTCGGAGATGAAGCTGATGGCCCCTTCGATGATCTTCTCGGCGCCGCCCTTGACGAAGTCGGTCATGAGACCGGCGCCGGGAATCTTGCTCAACAGCGGACGCACCCACCTGTCCATGAGGCCGCTGATCAGCGCGGCAGCCCAACCGCCACCGTCGCCACCACCGCCGGGATTCTCGTAGGTCTTCACGCCCTTCCCGGGCTGACCCCACACTTCCCGCAGCGCTTGGTAGTCGCCGCTGTGCGGCCAGTCTCCACCGGTCATCATGTGGTCCATGATCGAGGAGGAGTCACCATTGGCTGTGTGGTCCAGCCCGAGGGCGTGACCCATTTCGTGGACCAGCACGCCACGGACCCGGTTCGCGGGGACACCGGGCGAGACCTGGATCTGGTTGCCGGAGTAGAAACCCCAACCGCCGGAGGCTCCGTTGACGAAACTGGACACGCCGGGACCGCCGGAGCCCATCTTGACGTCCAACGCGGAACGTCCCATCCACGCCTGCGCTGCGGAGCGGGTATTGACACCGGAAATGTTGGTGTCCTTGAACACCATCTTCCCGGCCTTGGACGCTTGCGCCTGCATGGAACCCCACACGCTGGTGCCGGGCCCGTGAGGGGGCACCGTGCCAGCGTAGGCTCCGCCGTGCAATTGCGGTTCGTGGGTTTTCTGCGGCGTCTGCGGCAGGTCACCGGTGGCGTTGATCGTGTCCAGATACCCGGGGTACTTCTTCTCGAAGCGCCGGCGGGATGCCTTGTTGACGACGTACTCGTCGGCGTGGACGATACCGGCCGGCTGGTACTTCGCGCCGGGTCCGGTGTAGCCACCACTGGCCCATCCGACGCCCTTGAAGTCGATCTTGTCGACGCCGAATTTCCCGGCGATATCGTTGAAGTTCTTGACGAATCCGTCACGGATGACCGTGTTGATGACGAACGACACCGGCTTCTTGACGATGTCTTGGATCTTGTCCCAAGCGTTCTTGATGCCGTCTTTGGTCTTGTTGAAGAAGTCCACCACGGTGGTCTTCAGGTAGTCCCCCATGGGCGAGAGGATGGTGTCGCGGATCCAGTTCCACGCGTTGGTGATCGAGGTAGTGATCGCGTTCCAGATGTCATTGATGCGCTGCCAGAGCCAGTGAAAAGCCGGGATCAACGTGTCGTTGATGAACCGGATAATGGCGTTCCAGATGGGCAGGATCATGTTGTTGTACGCCCAGGAGATGGCCCTGACGATCCAGTTCCAGATTTCGTTCACTCGGGTACCGAGCCATTGGAATGCGGGAACAAGGATGTTGTTGATGAATCCGTTGATGGCGTTCCAGATGGGCAGGATCATGTTGTTGTACGCCCACGAGATCGCGGCAACAATCCAGTTCCAAATGGCGTTCACTCGGGAACCGAGCCATTGGAACACCGGCACTAGGACGCTGTTGATGAACCAGTTGATGGCGTTCCATACGGGCAGGATCATGTTGTTGTACGCCCAGGAGATCGCGGCAACAATCCAGTTCCACACGGCGTTGATCCGCTCTCCAAGCCACTGGAACACCGGCACCAGAATGGTGTTGATGAACCAGTTGATGGCGTTCCATACGGGCAGAATGATGGTGTTGTAGGCCCACGAGATCGCGGCGGCGATGGCGTTCCACACGGGAACGATCACGGACTGCCAGAGCCAGGTGAACAGTGGCGCCAGGACGTTGCTGACGACCCACATGATTCCGTCGAAGATCGTCATGATGATTGCAACCGCGATGGCAATGGCCATGCGGATGCCGTACCAGACCGGTTCGATGATGTTCTGCCAGAGCCAGTTGAAAACGATGCCAAGGTTGGTGATGGCGATCTGAATGCCAGGGACGATATAGGTCTGAAAGAACGTCATGAACGCGCTGATAGCGGTGGTGATGAAACCCCAGGCAGGTACGATGACGGACTGCCAGAGCCAGGTGAAGAACCCACCGATGGCGTTGACGACGGTCATGAAGGTCGGTGCGACCGTGTTTTGGAACCAGTTCACTACGGCCCCGACAACGGTGACGATGAGGTTCCAGCACCACTGTGCGGCCACAACAATGCCGTTCCAGACAGCGTTCACGGCGTTCTTGAACCAACCGATCTTGTTGTAGGCCAGCACCAGGGCACCTACGACGAGCAGGATCGCACCGATGATCAGGGTGATCGGTGACGTGATTACGGCCCAGATACCGGCAAGGATGCCGGAGGCGACATTCAGTGCTGTCGTTGCGATTGTCCATGCCCATATCGCGCCGGCAACGACCGCGATGATCCCTGCCAGCCCGCCAAGGAGCGTCCCGAATGGGCCGCCGAGGATGCGGGCTGCTTCGGCGAAGAGACCGGTGACGAATTCCACGGCTGGTGCAAGGAAGGAGGCGATCTGGACGATGACCGGTGCGATCCAGCGCCCGATGTTCATGAGTGCGCCAATGAAGAATCCGATGACGGTGATGACACCGCGGATGGCTCCGCCGAGGAACGCACCGATCGCGGGGGCGAACTGGTTGATGATGGTCGTGGCGACCGGGACGATGACCTGCAGGAGGCTGGCGACGAACCCGACGAGACCTTCGAAGAACCCTCCGGCTCCACTTGCCACTCCCATGAGCGTGGAGAAGGCCGGCGCTACCGCTTGGAAGATCGTTTGCCCCAGGTTGAATAGGGCCCCGAAGAGGTCCATGAAGGCTTGCCGCACCGGCGCCGACTGGGTCACTGCGGCAACCATTAGGGAGATCACGAAGCCCCAAGGGCCTGCGAGGAACCGCAGGGCTCCGCCCAGCTTGGACAGGATTCCCTCGAGCGGCAGGAACGTGTTAATCAGGTTGAAGATCGGTCCTCCGGTGTGGAGGGCGTTGGTGGCGACCGCGCCGATGGCTGCTGCTACTGGTGCCAGTACGGCGGCGATGCCGGCGATCGCTCCGCCGGAGAGTTGGCTGATGTTGGTGAAGAACCCGTGGATTGCGAAGGCGGCGCGTTCCATGAAGCCGGGGAAGCCGCTGGAGGTGATGTCCCCGTCCATGGCGTTCCAGGCGCCGCTGAATGCACGGATACCGCCGAGCAGCTCCGTCATGCCCACGAAGATCGCCGAGCCGGGCGCCAGGCCCATTTGCGCGACGATGTCCTGGGTTAGTCCGGTCCCGGAGAGCGCGGAGAATGCTTGACCGACACGGCCGATGGAGTCTGCGAAGCTTTGGAAGAACGGGCCCACTACTCCCGCCATGCTGTCGAGGACGGAGGTGACTCCGCCGAAGACGTGGGTGACGAGCGGCAGGAACGGTTGCACTGCTCCGGCTCCGAGACGGGACAGGGCGGCCTTCATGTTTTCGAAGGACCCGGAGGTGGTCTTGCCCATGGCGAAGGCGGCGTCACCGACTCCGTGCTGCATGGCTGAGGCGAACGTGTCGAAGTCGATTTGGCCTTTGGAGACCATGTCGGAGACTTCGGCGGAGGTTTTGCCGGTCTCTTTGGCAAGGAAGGATAGGGCGGGCACGCCGGCGTCGGAGAGTTGCAGGAGCTCGTCGCCTTGGAGTTTGCCGGTGGCGGCGACCTTGTTGAAGATCGAGCCCATGGAGTTCATGTCGGTCCCGGCGATAGCGGCCGAGTTCGACACGGTTTTGAGGACGGACTCCAGTTGCGCACCGGGTTTGATGCCGGCGGCGACGGCGGCTGCTGCGGTGCTCGCTGCCGCGTCCAGGCCGTAGCTGGTGCCCTTGACCGATGCCGTGGCGTTCTTCATGATTTCGTCGACGTCAGCGGCGGAGTTCCCAAGGCCGGTGAGTTTGGCCTGCGCATTTTCGATCTGAAGTGCACGGTTGATACCACCGGTGATCGCGATAGCGCCGATACCAGCAGCCACACTCGCGAAAACGGTGCCGGCACGGGTGCCGAATCCGATGACGGATTGGGTCATCCGCCCGACGCTCCCGACGACGCCGGAGATCGCGGAGCCGGCTTGTTGCCGGAACGTTCCGAATCGTGCGGCGATTCCGGATACAGCTCCGCCCAGAGAGCCCATCCTGCCGGATAGGGGCGACGCTGCCACGTCGGCTTGCCGCATTCCTCCGATGAAGTTGCTGATCCCGGCACGGACCGGCGTCAGGCTGGAGGCGGCACGGGTGAAGGCGCCACTGATGCTGGACCCGACCCGGAAGGTGACACCTCCGAGAGTGCCCATGTGCCCGGTCAGCGCGGACGTTGCGGCGGCTTGCGAGGTGAGCCCGGAATAGAAGTTTTGCGCGGGTGCCGCGGCGGTGTTGTAGACGGAGCGGACGGCCCCGCCGAGGGTGCCCATGTGCCCGGTCAGTGATGAGGCGGCTGCGGCTTGGGAGGATAGGCCGGAGATGAAGTTCTGCGCCGGTGCTGCGGCGATGTCGTAGACCTTCCGCACGGCCCCGCCGAGGACGCCCATGTGCCCGGTGAATGCGGACGCGGCGGCTTGGGAGGAAGTGAAGCCGGCGGCGAGGTTTTTGAAGGGGACGGAGGCGGCTTGGAGGGCGTTGCGGGTGGCCCCGCCGAGGGTGCCCATGCGTCCGGTGAAGGCGGAGGCGGAACCTTCGGCGCTGGCGAATCCTGCCTGGAAGTTGTAAATCGGTGCGACGGCGCTATCGACGGCGCGGCGGGTGACACCGCCGAGGGAGCCCATGGTGCCGGTGAAGGAGGACGCGGCGGCCTGTGCGTCATTGAAGCCCATTTTGAAGGTGGAGCCCATTTGCCGCACGAGGTCGTTGGCGCTCTTCACTTCGGCCCCGAGCGGGCCGACGAGGTTCATGGACTTGACCAGGTCCGCGCCGAGCCCGGAGACGAGCTTGGACGTGGACTTCATCCCGGCGCTGAGGCTGCTGTTGAGCTCTTTGGAGATCGTGGTCCCGGTAGCCCGTCCGGCACGTAGGGCGGGCGCTTCGAGGGTTTTCTCGATTTTGTTGCCGATGCCGTCGGCGGAGGGGATGAGGGAGACGTATGCCTGGGCAAGTTCAATTTTTGTTCCAGCCATGACCGGGCCCCCTATGTTTGAAAAAGCTTTTTGGGTGCACGAAGAAACCGGCCAACCCCTGCGGACGTTTGCGGGGGTTGACCGGTTGTCTTGTGTCTATTTCTTGTTTTGTTGTGAGGGCAGGTGGGCGCCGTATTTCCGGAGCCACCGGTCCCTCTTGGCCTGATTGCGTTCTTCGATGCGCCGCTGTTCCTCATAGGTCGGCGGGGGCTTCGGCGCGGAGGGTTTCCGGCCCTTACCGCCGCCGGCCTGGTAGAGCTGTAGCTCTCCGAGGTGGAACAGGTTTCGCAGGGCGTGCTCTTGGACCGTCAAGGATCCATCGCCGCCGATGCGACGGTTCACGGCGGAGTCTGGTGGCAGGTTCTCTAGGAGAACCCCGACCTTCCGCACGGTGATTTCACCGCGGTAAAGGTCCACCAGGTCGAGACCGTAGAAGCGATGCAGGTCCGCTTCTAACGCTCCGCCGTGGTGCTCGAGGACGTAATTCAGAGCCGTTAGCCGACCAAAGGGCGGACGTACTCCTGCAGGTCCTCGAAGAACTCACGCATCACGGTGACCCGCACCTTCCCGGTGCCCTTCGGGTCTTCGGCCTTCATCTGTGCGATGAGGCGCTTATAGTCCTCAGCCCCCATCAGAATCCGTAAGGCACTGGAAAAGTTGGCGTTGAGCATTTCTAGGAACTCGACGTCGTCGAAGTTGTCGGTGTCGATCTCGTAAACCTCGCCGTGGTAGTTGTAATCGATGATGGTGGACTCGACGTCGTTGGACGCAGTCTGCCGGTCCTTCGGCGCCTTCGCTCCGGCAGTCTTGGCGCGCTGAGCGGTGGTGGTGTTCTTGCGAGGAGTAGCCATGGTGGTGAACCTTTCAAATTGTGGCTGATAGTGATGTGTGGTGGTCTCACAACGATTTTTTGGTGAGGGTGGGCCGGGACCGGGGACCACCAGTACCAACAGAAAAACCTCACACCATTGCTGGCATGAGGTTGCTTGTTGGCCGGCCCCGGCCCACCCGGCTTATAGGGGGTGTTTGCTTGAACTCTCCCGCTGGTTAGGCGGCAGGTTCCAGAGCGGCGTCGGAGGATTCCTCCGTGGTGCCGGTGTCAGCAGCGGTGGCGTGCTTGACGTAGTCGGCATTGTTGGTGATCATCCAGCCGTCGCCGATGAACTTCGTGGTCATCTCGTAGAGCGACAGGTCGTCGTTCTTGTGGTCGAGGGTGCCACGGTCGGTGATCTGCACATGCGGCCACACGTAGATCGCGAAGTTGTCGCCGTCGGTGAACTTGAAAATCGCCCAGCAGTCCAGGGTCTTGAGCGAACCGGGAAGGTCCACGATCGCTTCCTGGTCCGTGCCGGCGACCCTCTTGGGGACACCGTGGTCCCAGTAGAGCTCACCGACGCGCACGGATTCCTCGAGCGCCTGGATGGTCGCGGACCGGTTGGTCTGGGTGATCTTGTTCTTGATGATCTGCGAACCCTGCAGGCCCTTGAACTCCTCCGAGTCAATGTCGGTGTCGAAGGGCACACCGTCTTCGGAGAGCCACCCCAGCGGAGGGTGTTCCTTGGCGAACTCGACCAGGGCCTGACTGGACTTGGGCAGGGTCACGTCCTGACCGCGGACGATGCGTCCGAGCCACACGTCGGTGTCGGAGTCTCCGTAGGCGCGGGCGTTGTCGGCGTTGCGTACATCTACTGTCTGGAGAGGCATGATGTCTCCCTTTCTTCATGTTGGTTGTCTGGTACCAGAGGTGGTGGCCCTAAGAATGTGGTGACGGTCGTTAGTGGTGCCGTAGAACAAAAGTCGCGTTGAACGTGTACCTGGCCCGCCCGTCCGGGTCGGGAAGGTTCACGGGTACGGTGGCGCCGGTGGAGCGGATGTAGAGGCTCACGTCGCCGTTGGTGAACTTTTGGCCCCGGTTGAATCCCCATTGCAGGATCCTGGTTCGCAGGTCGTTGGCTTGTTTCACGGCGAGGGACTCACGGTTTTGATGCCAGGATTCGATGGCGTACGTTTCCGCGCCAGTCATGCCGCGCAGCTGGTCCTCACCGGCCAGGCGAAACACCCTCACCCACGCGCTGGTCGGTGAGGGTGGCTCCCTCGTGGACACGGCCAGGTTTGGGAAAGCTTGGCGGAGTTTGTCGATGAGCGCTTGTTCGCCGTCGGGCAGGGTCTGAAACATCACTACCCCCTGGCGTGGGCGGCGCGGGTTAGGGACCGGTTTCTGGCTTCATCGGCTTGCGCCCGTTTTGTGGCTGCGGTGACTTGTCCGCGGGACCGGTCGAAGCCTTCCCACACGTGAGATTCGTATCCTGCTTTGTCCCCGCCGGCTGCGTCTCGCATGCCTTTGCCCTCTTGGTCGAGGATCTTTTTCATGGTGGGGTGACGCAATAGCTCCTCGACGCCGCGCTGGTTGAGCGCTTTGAGGGTGACGGCTTTCTTGCCCATTACCGGTCCTCCCCTGCTGGTGTGGTGGCTGGTTTCTTATTGGGGTCCCGCTTTTTCAGTTGGATGATGATGTGCGACATCGCTGGGAAGAAGTCCCAATAGAGCACTGGTGCGGTGATTTCGAGGTCGGAGATGTACCGGCCGGACGTAAAGAGAATGTTGATGCGGTCGGCGGATTCGAGGCCGGGATCGTACCCTCCGATGGCGACCCATTCGGTGTCGGCGTGAAGGGCGCGGACGAGGTCTTCGTGCCCGGTGACGGGTTGGATGTTGAACATGCCGAGTTTGTGGCTGGTCATGTTCTCGTAGTCCGGTATGTATTGGCCGTGGTCTTCGATGAGTGCGGGTTCGCGGCGGATGAGTTCGCCGTTGAGGAAGAACATTAGGCGCGGTCTCCCCTGCCGATCTGGTAGTTCGCGACGGCTTGGGACCACTCTTCCGTGACGAGGGTCGTGCCGGTGGCGCCGTAGACGGCGTTCATGCTTCCGACCTGGATGGATTGCACACCGGGGTATTGGCCCACGCGCAGCAACGCCGCCCACAGCACCGGCCCACGAATACCTTCCGGCACCTCATCCAGCCCAGACGACAGCACCGTCACCGTCACCACGCCAAGCCCTCTAGGGGTGGGGACGGCAAATTCGAGGATCCCACGAGCGGAGACCTTCACATCCTGGACAGGTTCACCGTAGACGGCGACCTGCTCGATCACCGGCTTCAAAACCGGTAGCTGAATAAACCGGGTTCCGGTGCCGTCCAGGACGAACGTTTGCGGCCCCGCGTTGGTGACGGGGTGCCTCACGGCTTCGCGGAACCTCGCCGAAGCTATCCGGCATGCCTCCGTCACCCTGACGTCTGCGGCGGTAAAGGGTTGGTTGTAGTAGGAAGTGGCGAGGCCCGCGACGGTCTCCGGATCGCATAAATACTCAACGGTTTCAGTCACGGACCTCAACCCCTCCCCTTATATTTCACTTTTTCATTTCAAGTGGCCCGGTCACCCTGGTTTCAGGTTCCCGGGGTGGACTCCACAGGCTCCGGCGCCTTCCGTGCCTTATTGGCCGGTTGCCGCTTCTTCGGCGCCTGCTTCGTCCCGGCATCCGGTACCAGCCCGAGACGTTTTGCCTCAGCCGGCTTGTACCGGATGCCGTTGACAATGACCATCTCGGTCATAGCCGTTCACCTCCTACCAGGGGTTACTCCGTAGCCGTAGCCTTCTCAGGACCGGCCACCAACAGCGACGGGTTGAGAATTCCGAAGCCGGCTCGCATCTCGGCGAGCACCGCGACGAGGTTGCGGATGAAGAAGTCCGCGTGCGAATCGGTAGCCGTGACCGTGGCCTGCTCCCGGTCCCAAATGACACAGGTGGACAGGTCACCCAGGATGAACTTCTCCTTCCCGGACAGGCCAGGAACTACGACCCGGGGGCGGCCCCAGATGGTGGCGGGCCCGGACTGCCACGGGCCGGCACCGAGATAGCGACCGGTCTGGTCCTTGAGCAGGTCCAGTTCCTCGTCCAGCTCGGGCGAGACCAGAACGGCGGTGACCTGTCCGTTGCGGCGGGTGACCTTGGAGATCGCCTTACGCATGGTGCGGACGACGTCGCCGTCGAATGCCTGTTCCTGCAGCCCCGAGGTGTTGAGGATGCCGTCCCATTCCTCTTCACCCTTCGGCGAGTCCTTGTCGCCGGCGAGGATGAGCCGCTCGATTTCCTCTTCCAAACCCTGGTTGAGGAAGCTGTCAATCATGGTGCGGATCTGCGCGGCATCCGAGAGGGTCTTGCGGGTGACGGGCATCCAGTGAGCCACGGTAATGACTTCAGCCGATGCCTTGCGGAAGACCATGGACGATTCCGGCTTGACACCGACGCTGCCGGTGGTCTTCGGGGATTCCTTGACGCCGGCTGCGTTGTTGACCGTGCCTGCGCCGTCGCTGGTCGGGACCAGCTGGGCGTATTCGATCTTGTCGGAGCCGGTGGTTCCGTTGGTGATGACCTCACGCAGCTTCGGTGCCACATACGGGTACGGGACCAGACCGAGCTTGTCCGGGGTGACCAGCGTGGACACGTCCCCTTCTGTTTGCCCGGACGAGGTCAGCAGACCCTTCATGCCACCGGGAACCTGGACCTGCCCCATGGACAGGTCGGACTTCGACGGGATCCCGTTCGGGTACCGGTTCTGCAGGCCCTGGTACTGCTCGGACTTGGTGAAGCGATCACCCAGGGACTTGAACTGGCCCTTGTACGCGCCGCCTCGCTTGGACCCGTTGAGGGCCTGTTCGTTGAGCTCACCGGCTTCTTCAGCCTTCAGCAGCTCACCGACCTGCTCGAGGTCACGCTTCGTCTTAGCCTGTTCCTGGGCCTTGGCTCGCTCGCCCTGGGCTTCCTGGAAGAGGTCACTGATGTTCTTGCGTTCGTCGTCGGTGAGCTCCCGTGCGGCGGTTTCTGCGGCCTGCGCAATGTCGCGGGCCTTTTCGAGTTTCTCGACCCAGGGAGTCTTCGTAGCGGTAGTCGGCATGACTAAACCTCTCTTTCGTCATCGTTGCTGTCTGCCAGCTCCAGCTCGAGTTCGAGTAGAGCGGCGATGGTGGTAGCAGGGGCGCCTGGGTCGCTGGCGGGCCCGCCGGTGGGGTTGGCCGCGTCATGCTCTCCCTGCTGTTGTTCACCCGCCCCCGTGTTTTCCGGGGTCGGGGAGTCTGTAAGGGGTTCCTCGTTGGGGGTGACGTCGAGAATTTTCCCGATCGTCTCGTATGCCTTCCGTAACTGGGCGATCGCGATCGGCCCGGTCAGCTCCCGTTGGGTCAGCTCGGTGGCTTTCGCCGCCAACAGTTCGGTTTCTTGGTTCACCCCGAGTAGGCACGGCCCGACTTCGTGGATCTTCAACTGTCGAAGTTCGAAGAATTCCTTGCCGTCCTTGGTCTCGTAGCCGCCGTCTTCGATGTCGAACGCGAAGGAGAATTGGGTGACTCGCCGGGATTTCAGCAGCCGGTAGACCTGCGCGGCCTTCGGGTTCTCGGCCCGGTCCTCGGGGGAAATGTACCCGGTGATTTCCAGGCCCCGGTCGGTCTCGACAGCCTTTTGGACGGTGCCGAGGTGGGAGAACGGGTCGGCCCAGTCGTGGGACCAGATCACGGGGATTTCGTCGCCCTTGGCGGACCAGTCCTGCAGGGACTTCGCGAACGCTCCCTTACGGATGACGTCACCGAAGGAGTCGACGTTGTTGAAGACGGAGACGATGGCTTTGAATTGGCCGTCTTTCAGGTCGGTGTTGTTTTCGCCGCCGATCGCGTCCACGGCGGTGTCGAAGGACTTGGTGTGCATAGGGTTCACTCCTTGGAGTAGGTGATGCGGCACTGACAATGAGCGGTCTCCGGCCCGGACCCGGTCCAGTCCCCCGGCCACCGCAGCCGGTTGGAGAACTCTTCATCGACGGGGATCGTGGTCCCGTTCAACGCCGCATGCGAGGGCCGCGGATTCTTCGAGGTGGTTTTCCACGTTTTGTGGGTGGCGTCGGCGGCTTTGGCGGCGTCGTTGGCTCCGAAGCTGGTCACCTCGGTGCCGATCGTGTTGATCCGCTTCTCGGCCTGCTGGTTGGCTGCGTTGAGAACCGCGGTGATGCGCAAGTCGACTTGTTGGGTCCCGTCTTTCGCTTCCTTCAGCTTCCGATAGAGACCGTCGTCGACCATCAGCTGCGCGTATGAACGGCCGGCCTTCGACAACCACGAGTATTGTTTTTCAGCGGCCCAGACCCCGGCGTCAGCACCGAGCTGTCCGAGGGTCTGCAAGGACGCTTCGGCGGCGACGTCGCCGAGGTGTTTCTCGAGGATCGCCACGATGGCTTTCTGGTCCTTAGCGTTGAACGCGGCCGCTAACGCTTCGGACATGTCCACGCCACCACCGACGGTCCGGCCGGGAACGAACGTGTCGGAGTACCTTGCCTTGGTGGTCTCCCGCTCCCATCCGAGCCGATCGGCAACGTCGGTGATGATGCGCCGCATCTCCTCCGTCAGGTCCTGATGCATGGCCGCAAGTGCGGACTGCAACGGTTCTGAATCCAGCCCGGTGTAGGGCTGTTCCGCTTCGTCGCCGTCGCTTTCCTCAGCTTTGGCCCCCGCGGGGGCTGCCGCTTTTCCCGAACCAGCACCAGCCTGCAAATCCGGCAACGGATCCGACGGGTCCGGTTCGTTCGTCTGACCGGTATCATCCGGCCCAGCCAACCCACCCTGGGTGACGTTCAGCGGCGTGATGAGCTCGTCACCGCCCTCAACGGCCGGCCATCCTTGCTCATTGCGTGCTTCGTTGACCGTCTGGATCGGTGCACCAACCTGCGTTTGGTAGATCTTCGCCCGCGTGGAGGCGTCGGTGCGCAGCTTCGAGTCCACGTCGGCGCGGATCTCTTCGCCGTCCTCGAGCAGATGCGACAGGCCCACGTTCATGGCTTCCTGCATCCACTTGATCAACGGCCCCAGCACGTCCTGGTATAGCTGCTCCCGCAACGCCAAAATGTTGGAGTAGGTGCCTTCACGGGCCCCGACCAGTTCCGGTGGAACGTGCAGCGCTTCGGCGGCTTCCTCCAACGCCAGCTTGCGAACGTCGACGTATTGGGCGTCCTTCGGCGAAACCGAGTCCACGGGCTTATACGTCATCCCCTCTTCGAGGATCGGCGTTCCGCCGGCGTTACCGCCACCGGCCTTGTACGTGGCGAACTCCGTCTTAAACCGGCCCCAAGCCTCATCGGACCATTTCGGCGCCGACTGCGGCCGCTCGATCACGGCCGGGACCCGGGCTCCGTTGGCGAACAAGTCTGCCCGGTACTCCCCTAACGCCGTCAGCTCTCGCGCCAAATCGTCGAGAGTCGTCACGGAGGTGGAACCGTACCGGTGCTGACCATGAATCGGTTCCGGCCCGAAATCGAAGACTACATCCTCAACGGGGATGATCTCCGGCGCTGAACCTTTCTCCGGCCAAATGGCCACACCGTCGTATCGTCCCAGCCCGTCGACGACGGCGGAGAACCGGTTGCCTTTCAGCTTCGGGAACTGGAAACCCCCGTCACCGTCCGGCATCGCCAGGAAACCCCAGCGCCCGAATATGTACAGGTCGTTGACCAATGCCTCAATGAAGCGGCCTTGGCCTTGCTTCGGCCACGGACGGTGCAGCCCTTGGTGGACTTTGCTGGTCGGGTCGATGATCTTCCCGCCGTGCTCGTCGCCTTGGTAGACGTGGAACGGCACCGAGGACACCGACCGGGCGATGAACCCGATGACGGTGCGCACGGCCGGCTGTGTGGCCCACAGGTCGTAGGGGTCCATGCTGCCGGTGGCTCGGAAGTCCTGGACGGGTTGGGACAGAGTCAGGGCCCCGGCCTTGGGGTTGTCCAGCGAGATGATGTCGCCGTCTCGGATGCCGTAGCCCATAAGCGCCGTCTATCCTTTCTTGTGGACTTGGACCCACGCGATGGCGTCGATCCTGATGTTGATGACCCCGGCCAAAGCGACGGGTTCGTTTTCGGTCAGTAGCTTCACGTCGTGAAGGATGACCTCGTGTTTGGTGGAACCGGCCACTCTCCCGGCGAGGGAGTCGTTGTTGATCGTGGTGATCACGACGTCGTGGCCGTGGTAGTCCTCGTAATGGTGGCTTTTCACCGCGTGTGGTCCTTTCAAAACGGGGTTAGACGGCGCGGACGCCGGCGGCTTCGTAGGCCGATCGGGCCGGCACCGGCGAGGCCATGCCTTCCGATAGGGCGTCCAGCAGCGCGGAGACGCCGTCGATCTTCTCCGAGGAGTTCTTCTTCGACGGCTTCACGTTGCCCGCAGGGTCCATATCGACCGCGAGGTTGTCCACGCACCACATCGCCACCGGGTTCCCGCCGTGCCGAATCCTGGGCCGGTGCTGGCCGGGTTTACCGGCCGCCCCGAGTTTGACCAGCCGTTGCATCTCCACCAGGGCGGCGTTCATCGTGGCGTATCCCTGCCCGACTTTGACCATGGGGATATCGTCTTCGACGAGGTCGTTGACCAGTTGCGAGGAGTTCCACCGGTCATACCCGATGGAGGCGATCTCGAAGTCCTTCGCGTCCTGGTTGATCTGCTCCCGGATGAAGTCGTAATCGGAAACGTTGCCCGGGGTGGTAATGAGCCAGCCTTCACGCACCCACCTGGAGGCGTTGCCGCCGGTCCGTTCGTCCAACGCTGGGAGGTTGTCCTCCGGCGTCCAAAACCGCCAGATCGCGTCGTACCCTTCGATCTCGTCCTCGAACGGCACCAGCCAACACAGGGCGTTAAGGTCGGAGACGGAGGCCAGGTCCAGGCCGCCGTAGACGGTCCGGCCGTGCAACTCGGTTTCGTTGATCTTCGCGCCGGCGTTACGCCGCCAATCAGCTAAATCAATCCACCCGGTCGTCTCCTTCGTACGGATACCCAGCCGTAACCGTTTGAACGCGGCCAACTCCGCCGGGGAATTCTTCGCCTTATTCGCCGCCTCACGCATGGACGATCGGGTCGGAGTGACCCCGTATCCGGGGTTAGCTGCCTTCCACGTGGACTCTTTGAACGGGTCCGCGTCCTTATCGGCCCCGAAAATCACCCCATAGGTCCCAGGATCCTTGAACACCCCGCGCGCCAACTTCTCAATGTAGGACCGGTTGGTCGCATATGGGGTGTTCGTTCGCCCCTCATCGGCGGTCGTAATCTTGAAAATCAAGGGTTGCTCGCGGGCACCGGTGCCCGTTTCGAGCGCTTCGACGAGGTCTTTCTTCTTGTGCAAGTGCAGCTCGTCGATGATCGCACCGTGCACGTTCGCGCCGTGCTGCGCCTCCGCGACGGCGGAGACCACTTGAAAGTAAGAATAGGACCGCTTGTGAATGATGCGGCCCTTGACGGTGTCGAAGGACCGTTGCAAACCCTTCGAGGACTCGGCGAGCTGTTTGACCGGGTTGAACACGAACTCAGCCTGATCCCGCGTCGTCGCCGCCGCGATCACCTGCGCCCCAGCCTCATGATCCGCCCCGGTCAGGTACAAACCAATACCGCCGCAGATCGTGGACTTCCCGTTCTTGCGGGGAACATCAACGGTGGCGTTACGAATGATCCGCACCATCTTCGCCGGGTCATCCTCGGAAGGGTGAACCCACCCAAACACCGGAGCCAGGATGTGCCCGATCTGCCACGGCGACGGCTCCAAAGGCTTCCCCGCCCAAGACCCTTGGGTATGCCGCAACGTCCGAAACGAAGCGATCACATGATCGACCCGCTCCGGGTCAAACGCCGCCCCCTTCACCATGGACGGTTCCGGTGTCTTCACCAACGGTGGACAGTCCGGCAGCTCGTACCCGCGAGACAGCAGGTAGAACGCGACCTCGGGGGATAGCTTCAGTCGCTTCAGTCGCCGCGCAGACGGCAACTGCACCTGATCAACAGTCAGAGGCGTCGTCAACATCCCGTTGATGCCTCCTCTATTGACTTATGCGAATGGGTTACCCTCCTCGTCCCCATCCTCCGGACCTTTCAAACTCGCCTCCGCCGCAGGCGTCAAACCGAACTCCTTGCACCACGCACGAAACTCACGCCCGGAAGACTCCTCAACCTTCACCCACGGGGCAATAACCTGACCCTGCGAGTTCTCGGACATGATCCCGTTGACCTGCCGCATCCTCACCGCCTGCCGCCAACGCGAAAACGTTTGACACACATGCTCCATCGCCGCCGCATTAATCGGCTTCAACAACCCGGCGTCCTTCGCCTGGATCACGATCTGATCCCACAACCACTCCCCGTCGGCGTCGAGCTCATCGGGATGTTCAGGCTTGGACGGCAGGCCTTTCCCGAAGTTGATCTCAGGAGGTAGAGGCCGTCGGGCGGCATTGCCTTCGACGATGCGCAGTGCTCGCGGTTTCGCGGCCGGTCCTGGCATGTGAGGTCACCTCCGTCGGCGTGTCTGTTTGAACTTTGTGTGAAATCGTGAAGGGGTGTTGACCAACTTGCGCTGGCGTGCCCATTTTGACCCGCGCCGTGTCGACTTGGCGTCGTCGGTGTGATTTTGACTCCCCCTCCCCACCATCCAGGTTAGGTAAGCCTCACCTCAGTGGCAGGGGTCACATTTGCCGGCCCCAGGGTAAGGTAAGCATTCCCTCACCCAAAAATGTCCATTCGGCCCCACCATCATGCCAGCCCATTCCGGGCCGCGTTGGCGATGCGCTTCAGTAACGCCAGCTCCCGTGCGGTCTTTTTCTTGTGGCAAGGCTCGGCGTGGATTGGGGCGAGGTTGTCTGGGTCTGTCTTTGCTCCTCCGAGTGCGACGGCGAGTTTGTGGTCGATTTCGGTGGCTGCTGGTTGACCGCAGATGTAGCAGATGCCGTGGTCGCGTGCCATGACGGTGACCTTGAGTTGGTGCCATTGGTGTTCGGTGATGCCGAGGCGTTGCCGTGCGGTGCGGTCGTCTTGTGGTCGGCGTCGGTCCGTCCACCCTGATGATTGGTGGTTGTTGCATCGGCCTTTGTGGGTGGCGAACTGTGGGCAGCCTGGGTGGGTGCAGCGTGAGGGCGGCTGCTTAGGCATCGGGGATGGGGAAGATGGCGTCGGCTTTGAAAATCAACTCTTTAGATCCCCTTTCGAGGATGTTTTCTTCGGGGTAGTCGTAAAGGCCCCAGATCACGTGGTGCTCAGGGTCGCTGTCGATCTTGGCGGTGAGGAGGTAGCCGGCGGTGTCTCCGTCTCTGATCATGAACGCTCGGTATGGCATGTTGATAATCAGGTCGCCATCGTTGGCGAGGAGGTAGAACCCCTCCTTGCCGATGCTTGCCAGGTGAAGAGTCGGGGTCATCTGGTTGCCTCCGCATCGATCCTTACCGTACCAAGTAGACCGCCGTCGCAATCACGAGCAACGAGCATTGGGATGTTGTCATCCGTGTATTCGATGGTGGTGGCGCAGGGGATCCTGTCCCGGCGATGGTTGTCTCCGTAGATGAGGTAGGTGGGGGTGACTTCGAGTGCCTCGGCAATGAGGAATAGGTCGTCAACATCTACTCGGCGGGCGCCTTGTTCAATTCGTCGGATTGCTATGACGGGGTGGCCCGTGAGCTCTGCGAGTTGGGTGCAGTTCATCTTCTGCCCCGTTCGCAGGTCCTTGATCCTTTGCGCAACTTCGACGCCTATGGGCCCGAGTTTCTGGAGTGGCGTGATGCTGGGTGCGTGATAGAGCGCACGGCTGGTGGTCTTGGTCATGGTGGGGGTCCTATGGGTGTGAACGAACCCCCAGGATTGTTCAGGTCCTGGGGGTTCGTGGCTGTTGCTTGGAACAGTTATTTGGTTGTGCCCCGGTGGTGTTTGGAGAACCGTCGTGGGTGTTTCTCTTACCCCCGGGTTTTTGCTTTTGGGCAGGGGGTAAGTTCTTTTTCAGTGTAGTTGTGGATAACTTTGTTCGGCAACCCCATTTGTTTCTACTGGCGTATCATAGCGTTTTATTTTCGGGAATGTTCCCGAAAACCCCAAACTAAGCCGCTTCAAACGCCTGATCTAAACGTTGCGCTAACCATCGCCAATCCTGCATCGGCCAACACGGCAACCCCTCCCACCACGACCCCACCTCCGATGGGGACGGTGCGCATACCCCTGACTCGCACCTCACGAACGGCTCAGCACCATTGCGCATCTCCAGCACCCGCACCACCAGCGACTGGTACCAGCACCACGGGCACACCGCCTTCAGTCGTTGCCCATCAGCGACCTCCCCCAAATGCTGACGCACACGATGCCCCAAATCGGCCGCCCACCCGGCCACCTGCCGCCCCCACGATCCGGCTACCGGGTTCTCCCCCGTCAGCCTGGATAGGGGCGTCAGAATCGATTCTGTGGGCTGCGGGCCGGTGATGCCGGCTTCGGTGGCCCAGACTTCGGCGTCGAGTTCGATCGTGCGGATCAGGGTGAATGTCGATAAGTGCAGGGGCGCTTCTCCGCTGGAGACGGGCACGGCTTCGTCGTTGTTGGGTAGCCAGGCGTTTAGGGGTTCTTTCCAGGGCCGTGGGGATCCTTTGAGGCGGTATTCCCGTAGAGCTGGGAGGCGGGTGGCGAGGTAGTCGAGGTGTGGGTTAGGCATAGGGGTTCTCCACTTCGTGGATCGTGAGCTCGATGCGGGGGTTGGTGGTGTCTTTGCCGCCGTGGTGGGCGTGGGGTCCGTCGAGGTGGCTCCAGTTGTCGTCGGGGATGAGCCCGTAGTCGACGAGGCCGTCGATGGCCCATTTGAGGCTGGGATAGGTGTTGCCGGGGTCGTATCGGTTTAGCCGGTTCTTGTAGATGGTGGCGTCGATGCGGATGTAGTCCAGTCCGGTGGGTAGGTGGGCTTGGGTGGCGAGTTGGGAGGTTAGGGCCCTCCAGGCGGCTGCGTGTTTGCGGCGGTACCAGGGGCCGTTTTTGGTGAGGGTGTTGATGGAGATGAGGGTGAGGTTATGTAGCGGGATGGTGAGGCTGTGGCGGGTCATTAGAAGGGTGGCTCCTGGTTGGGGTCGGTTGGTGTTGGCGGTGCGAGGAGGGGGGTTCCTGTGGCTGGGTAGTGGCAGCGGTGGCTGGTGAGGAGTGGTGGTGGGTGGTGGGGG